TCAGGCTCCCCGACTCATAGTTCATTCAATGCGTGTTCCAGTTGGTAAACAACTCTAGAAATAATGCCAGCGTCAAGATGTTCTCTTGCTAGGCCATCACCTTTAGTTGATGGATTCTTCTTTAAAAACTGTCTTAGCCTGTGAGCGTCCTCAGCTTTTATGTTCAGAAAAATGTTCATGTAGTTTTTGCAAGTACACGAAGTTGTAATCGCTTACAAATTGATATTACCTCTTAATTTAGCGGATCATCACATTCTGGAATATTTGCAGTATAAATAACATCTTCACAGTGTTGGATTTCTAGATGCAACAAAGCAATCTTTTCTATTGCTGCATAAACTTCTGGCTTTGTTCTAGGCTCACAAAGATAATCAATGAACTTATCGGCTTCTAGCTCCAGAAAAGCTTTTTTAGCCTGATATTCAAGGGTCATTGTAGGCCCCAATAATTTTTAAATAACAAAATAAATTTTTCTCTAAATGTTTTTTTAAAATCTTCGTTTTGAATAAGACAATCCAATAAAACACGAGAACAAAACCTAACTTTAGGATTTTTTGAATCTTGGTTTCTAAAAACCATTGTAAACATTTCAAAATCACCAGCAATAATTTGTTTAAATTCCTGTTTAAATTCGTGCATTATTGAAAGTCTAGAAAGGTGTCTTGCATCTTCTATATCATTTCTTTCTGCACAGGTTACAGCTTCGTCAAGAAGAACTTTTGATAATTTAGGGGTTTGATTTTTGGACATTGTTTTTTAGGGGTGATAGGTAAATTAAGACCCCACCAGTTGAGGTGGGGCTGGTTGGTTGTTAGCTGTTCCAGACTCTTGCTTTGAAGTCATCTCTTGTGTTGCAAGTTAAGCTGAACATTTCTCTGACTGCTGGCTCATTGTTTAGAAACTTTTGAACTTTTTCTTTGTATGTTTTGGCCTCTGTAATCTCTTTAGTAACCCATGTTCTGTGATGCTCGACATCAAACTCACAACCTTTGTTGTAGTAAAAGCTAAAGAATGTTTCTTGTGCTTTTGCAATACCAGCTTCAGTAAGCATTTTTTCATGCTTTTTGATTTGCTTATCAGCCCATCTGTCGATCTGGTCTGGAAGAACAACAAATCTTGCCCACTTTGATTCGTTCTTAGCAACTAATTCAGCTTGCTTGGCATCTTTCTTTGCTTGGATCTCAGCTTCAGTTGCTCTTTGAAGAACTGTCTTGCCTTCTTGTCTAGCTCCTCTTCTGTCACTTCTGAACTGAACATACTGTGTAAGGTAGCCGTTTGCTGAGTTAGCTCCATAGCGATAGTTCCAGATCATTTGAGTGTGGATCTTGAACTCTTCAGCATCTTTAGTAGTACCAGTAACAAAACCATGAATAAGGTTTTTGTCGCCAAGTCTTAGATTCATGTCAGTGATCTGATCAGTAACTGTAAGATGACCATTGACTCTGCTTTCAAAAAGGCCAATGCTGTGCTGTGCTTGGAACTTAGCGTTACGCTTGCAACCCTCATAATCAACTGTGCAAGTCATAGGTCTTAGGTAATCAGTAACAGCAGTCTCATAATCATATTTAGTTTCAGTCATTGCAAACTTGATGAAGATGTAGCCAGTGTTAGCCTCTTCTCTCCAGACTCTAGGCTTTTCAACCATGCTTCCTCTGTAGTTAAGTTCGTAAGTTGTATGGAACTTTTCTCCTTTAGCTTCTCTCTCAGCCCACATTTCGTTGAAAGTCCTTGCTTGAGCTTCTACAGCATAAACAAGTTTATTGTGAATCTCTTGCTCTAAGTGGTTTGCAAGTTCTGTTGGAAGTTTGAAAGTCATTTGCTTTGCGAAGTTGTTTGAATAGTGGGCCGATCTCTCGACCTCATGTATATATATTAAAGGAAGTTTTCCACAAATGCAACCTATATCTCTATAAGTTATCTGTATGTTATGAATCTGTAACATAAATACCTATGTGATTGACAGATATATAATGATAAGCAATAATTAATTTACGGCAGGGATGCCGATTCTTCGTTGAGGTTTTTATGAAAAACACAAAAACAGTCTGGGCCATGAACGCAAAAGGCTTTGACCATTGCGATAACTGCTTTCTTGCAAAAGTGCTTGATGACAGCACAATGCACAGACCAGCCAGAAAAGGCTTTGTCTGGTTGCAGCAATTATCAACACCTAAAGCACCAGTAGTCGGTGATGCTTGGGTTACAGAGTGGCAAATCAAACCTGATTGCTACTTAACTGGCCAATATGTATTGGGGTTATAAAGATGACCTCAACTGTTGACCAAAAGAAAAAGGACAAGCACAAGAGGGACAGATTTGAAGCTCTTGTTCCTCCAAGACTTACAAAGCTTTTGATTGCTGCAAAGCAACTTAAGAACTTAGCTAACACCAGCAACTACAAATACACAAAAGGTGAAGCTGAACAAATTGCCAAAGCCGTCAAAGACATAGCAGATGACATAGACATTGCTTTCAATGACTCAGGTGAATATCCATTAACAAAAATTACTTTCGATCAAACGGAGCTTGACTAATGATTAACCAAATTTTCTTATTTCTCAGTGCGGGGTCTATTCTGACCCTTGCAATGACTCAATCTTTGACATCCATGACTTATCAGGATTGTCATGTAAACAATATTGAACTTGCTTGTAAGGAGCTAAACAAATGATGGAATTTACAAAGCCACCTGAGAACACTGAAGAGTTTTTATACATGGGGATGTGCCTTGTAATGACAGCACCAAACAAAAGACTTGCAAAAGAACTTAATTTAATGATGTTTGAAGTTGCAATGCAAAAAGGTGTGACTAAGGAACTCTGGGAAAGTGTTAGGCAAAGGGCCAAAACAACTATTGAACTAGAGCTTAATTATCAAAAAAATACTGGTAAAGACCACCCCTGATCCTTACCAGTAAACCTTTACTCCGATTGTCGCAACCATGAACGACTCTTTCACTATAACAATGAACACAGACAAACAACTCAAAACTCTTGAAATTGCCATTTTACATGGCAGTCATTTTGAGAAAAAGCTTGCTGATGCCGCTTTATCAGCAGATCCTATCAACAGAGCTAAAATTTTTAGATACTTTCCTGATTTAGTTGAAAAATATGGCTTTCAAAGTGCCATCTATAAATCAACTTACAACTATCAACGTCACTTAAAGGTGGTCAAATGACTGAATACCTACAAGGCCATGACATTGAGGAAAGTGTTTATAGAGCCAGTCCTGAGTGGGCTGCTAGTGACCTCAAATATGCGATAAGCAATGGCTTGGAAGCTTTATACCAAAGAAAATTTGGTAAAGACAATCCTCCAAGAATTGCAACACCAGCTATGAAGTTTGGTTCAATGATCCATAAATTTGTTCTTGAGCCAACAAGCTTTCCTGATTCTTATGCCCTCTTAGATGATAAGAGAAGCAAGAAAGGGAAAGAAACTGCATTGGCACTTCAAGAAAGTGGTATTCAAACTTTTACCACTTCTGAGATGGATCAAATGTTGGGTATGCACAATGCCCTAAGTAAAAATGATTTTGCTAAAAAGTATGTTTTAGACAACACTTCTGGGAAAGCTGAACAATCGTTCTGGTGGACTCATAAGGCAACAGGTCTTTCATGCAAGTGCCGCACTGATTATGTCGTAGATGACATGGTTATTGATCTCAAAACAACTGGCGAAGGTGGTGCTAATGGTGACAAATTTACTAGATCAATTTGCTCATTTTATTACCATCTCCAAGCCGCCCACTACTTGCAAGGAACTGGGGCAAAACGCTTCATATTCATTGCAGTAGAAAAAGTCTTTCCTTACTCCGTAGGGATTTATCAACTATCACCTCACTTTATTGAAAAAGGTTATGAACAACAAGAGCAGACTCTTCAAGAAATACTTGAAGCAACTACAAGCAACCACTGGCGTGGATACACAAACGCCTGTCCAAGCGGAATCAAAACACTCACACCACCCAAGTGGATTTAATGTCACATTTGCAAACGACAAAAAACCCAAGTTTGAAGTGCATGATATTACACCAGACATGGCAAAAACGATTCTTACACACAGAAACAAGAACAACAGAAAATACCGATACAATCAAATCGGTAAATTATCTGAAGCTATTGAAAATGGCGAATGGCAAGTAACTAATCAAGGTCTTGCATTTGACAAAGAAGGCAACTTGATTGATGGCCAACACAGACTGGCCGCAGTATTGCAGACACGCAAAACTGTACCTATGATGGTTGCTACCAATATGGCCCCAGAAATCTTTAATGTTGTTGATACTGGTTCAAAAAGATCTACTGGTGATGCTTTGGACATTCTTGGCAGTGAAGAAGGTCGAGTTGTTTCTGGAGCAATAAAAACTCTTATTTGCTATAAGAAATATCCTGACAAAACTTGGAGTGGTACTGCTATTCAGCAGCCTAGTTCTTCTGAAATTGTCAAAATTTACAAAGAAAGATCAGATGAATTTGAGGCTTTGCTTTCAGTAATAAGGAAAAAGCACAAGTCTTTCAAATGTTTTTCTCCCAGTCTTGGCTTAACTCTTTGTATTTTACTTTTGGATGTTGGTTGGTCTGACATACAAATCTGGGAGTTTTGGGATGCTGTAACTGTTGGAGCAAATTTACCTCCTAACAGTGTCATTCTTTCTTTTAGAAACCAGTTGGCAGATCCTTATTTTAGAAAAAGGCATTATGGAACCCAAAGATATATGCTCAATGCGTTTATCAAATGTTTCAACTCTTTTATCACAAAAGAATCTGTAACTAAATTCATGGCTCCAAGACATGACACCAAAATGTATAAGATTCAAAAACCAGCAAAAAGACAATCATCAATCTTAGAGGTAATTAAAAAATGACTACATCAGTAATGGAAAGACCTATTCTGGATAACATTATTCAGCCGTCAGACGTTTATGAAAAGGCTGGCCGTAAATATTGCAAATGGTCGAGAATTGCTTATTACTTGAATATCAATGCAAAAGGCTGGAATTTCCAACTAAAACTCAACTCAGGATCGCCTACAAGCCCATCAATTTTAGACTCTGTATGGAAAGCACCTGACGGATCTGGATATTTAATGTGTTATTTCACAGACCCTCAAGGTGGCGAAACTGGTCTTTTTCCATATTCAATAATGGATAATAGGAACAATCCAGTTAAGGTTGAAAAGATTTCTGCAAGAGATATATCAGATTCTCACCGCAGAGCTTTGGCTGCCTGTGCCGCTTTTACTTTCTCTCTGGGTTATGAGCTTTGGGCCTTTAATGAGGTTAAAGATTCTACTGAACCTGATAAATCTTACAAAAGGGATAGAGCAGCCGCACCTAAACAAAATATCTTTGTTTTAGCTAAAGATGCAATCTTAAAAGAAAAAGATTATGAGAAGTTGCTGTCCCATGAAATGAATTTAGAGGTACGTTATACTCAAGGAAAAATCACACAAGATGAGTACACCCAACTCTCTGACCTTGTAAAAACTCAAAAAGAAACCCTTAAGAACATTCCTGTATGACTGTAACTGAAACACAATTTCTAACAACAGACCAGCTTGCAGAAAGGTACGAAAAGTCCGCAGCAACCATCAGAAAATGGAGAGTCGTAGGCTATGGCCCTCCATTCTATGAGTTGCCTAGAACTGAAGCTGAATATGGCACTCCAAGAGTTCGCTATCAACTACACGATCTTCTCGCATGGGAAGAAACAAACGGAATCACCCCTATTAATCACTTTTAACAAATGTCTAACTCCGCTTTTTCGGCACGTTTTCGTGTCGTGGGAAATAATAGTCCCAAACAAAATGCACCAGAAAAAAATTTAATTATTGATCTTTCTTGTGATGAAGCTGTAAAAGCTGCAAATTATATTTTGCAAATGGTCGATAATGCTAAAATCGAAGATACAAAAATTAGAGTTTATTCAAGCAAATCAGAATATGATGAGGTATCTGGTTTTTCGATCTGGGGCGGTATGTGGGGCAACTCAGGCAGAATCCAGCCTATGCCACCAAAGCAAGCCTCTGAGAGGACTGTAGATGTCCCAGCGAATCAACCTGAGCTACCAGATGATCTTCCTTTTTAACTATGTCAACTTATGAACTCCCAAGCAATCCTTATGTCGGACAAATTTTTTATCATCCAGACACTGAGAAAACTTATGAATTTTGTGAATGTACTAAGACTGATGTATTTACTGGATTAGTTACAGATGGCCCTTGTTGGATTGATATTACAGATAAGGATTTAGTTCCCTGACTTCTTTCCAAACAAAACAAACTTAATGCGGCTCATAAGAGTCGCTTTTTTATTGTTTTTCTTTCTTAATTTATATATTTGCTCTTGCTGCTGGCATATGATTTCCAAAGCACTAGCTATGAAGGCAGCTTGATTAGAATTGGTTTTTAATAGATGAATTGTATATGGTTTTAAATCTTCTATGTCAGTTAATTCATTTATGGCAGTAATAGACTTCTTGACCTCAAACTCTTGCTCAAGGCTTACACCAGCAGTCAAAACTTTCATAATGTTTTTCATTTTACTGGGAATAGTTTTTCTTCAATCATATTTACAATGGCATCATCAACGTCATTATCTGACTTAGCTGATAAGTCTTTTAAAAGCGAAATGGCAGCTTTACGCAACGATTCACTTTTGCCGAACTTAATAAACAGACCGATTAGAAATTTAGACATGATTTGTGTGTTTTCCCAAACATAGCACTGATTATTGAAGTTTGCCTTCTATCCTACTGACCGCCTGTGATAGCTTATTAAGTCGGTTGTATATATCTATTATTGTTTTTTCTCTTCGGTTGCTCATGTTAGATAAAACCATAACAAAAGCTGTAGCCGCTGCCCCTATTAACGCTGCTTGTACCTCTGTCATTGCTTTAAGTTAAAATTATAATTATCATTAGTATGACCAATAAAAGTACTTATGGCAGAACCACTAAAAGAAACTAAAAAAGGAGTTTGGTCAAAATTACAAGAGGCAGTACCAGATCGTGAAGAACAGTTTGAGTTTGTTTCTTTAGCTGTAAGATTGACTCTATTGCTTTGGGCTACTGCAATGCTTAGTTTAAGTTATTTAGACTTAAGCAAACTTGGCATACCTCAACAAAAAATAGACCCGACCTTCATAGCTTCGGTTTTTGTAGGATTAGCTTCCAGTTTTGGCGCCTCTATTACACAAAAGGGTAAAGAAAATGGTGCTAAGAACGGCAAAAGTGTTAAAGCTGAATTACAAGAAGTGTTAGGCACGACACAGTTAGTTAGAATAGATACACCTATAAAATTAATAGTAGATCCTAGACAGGACAAAAAATGAAAAAGTTTTTATTACTTGCAGCATTACTAATGCCAGCAGCCCATGCAGACCTTATTCACAAAATGACTAGCTCTGTACAACTTACAACAGATGGTGCATATACCATTGGAGAAAGAGGAGCAAGTACTTACAGTGTTTCAGGTTCAAATATAAAAGTTGCATCAGACAGTGATCACTTTGGAAAATTAGTAGCTCCAGCAAGTGCAACCGCAGCGGCAACTCTTGATCTTGGAACCTATGATATTAATACAGCAGGTTCAGCTTTTACTTTCACTGAAAGTTGGAAAACTGGAGATGTGGCTTACTCAGTTGGTTCTGGAGTGGACGTAACTTCTGGAGTGATAACGGATCTTCCTGTTTTATCGAAGACAACAAGTTATTCTGGTGGGGTTGCTGGATCTTTAGCTGGTACTGTTTTATCAAATAACACAAATACTTGTACTGCTGGCGGTGCTGGTACAACTTGTATTGGTCAATTTGTTACAGAGTTGAGTATTCTAGATTAATGAAATGGTTTAGTGTTTTTGTTTTATTTATATCCAACCCTCTGTATGCAATCCCCGTTGTGCCTAATTTTTCGCAGGGCAGTTCATTTTCCACAACTAGAACAACTACTAATATCAACGAACAGATCAAAACAGTTGAATTTTCAGGGTCGACTTATAGCGTTACAGGCAGTGGTGTCAGTGCTGACAGCAGCATTAGTCCAAAATATAATGACTTACAAACTACTCTTAATGGTGAAACCTATACATGGAAGCAAGTAGATTTAGACAACAAAGCAAACTTTTCACTAACAACAAATGGGGCAGCCTTTCAATTTACAGAGGTTTACAAGCAACCCTCGGTAAGTCGGATAACAGATGTATCAAGACAAATAACAAGCGAAAGCGTCACAGAAACTACTACAGTATTCTCGCAATAGCAAGTCTTACTTGTCTCATAAATAAACCAATTCTAGCAAACACTTCAAGTACAGCAGCGCCGGTAGCTCAGTCGTCATCAAGTGTTTCCAATCAAGCGGTGCAAGTTTTGCAAGGTAATCTTATTGAGTCGCAATTTGGAAATGGTGTTGTTTGCCAGAACTCAATGCTAACTATTAGCCCCTTTGTAACTACCACTTTTAATCAAAAGCGTCCTCAAGACTTGAGATATGAAACGCCAGTGTACAACATGGCAACTGATGATTCGGGAAATCTAACCAATGCAGGGGAAATTTTGTATCATCAAGAAAACTACTCTGCTAATAAAGATAATTTAGGAGTTAATTTTGGTATAGCTGCAACCTTTTCAATTCCATTAGGTCGTGCTTATCAAGACGCTTGTTTAAAGTCAGCTACTACTCAAGAGAAAATACAAAATCAAATACTAAATAATAAAATGCTAGATTATGAACTTGCAAGATTGAAAAACTGTGGCGAATTAAAAATTACAGGAATAGAATATCACCCACAAAGTCCATACCATTCTATATGTGCAGATGTTTTAGTTAAGCCAAAAATGAGTCAAGTTATACCGCATACTCATAAATTAAAGCAGTAGGCAAATTACGGTGAGTTTGCCTACCTAGACACCTTATTTAGGCCAAAAACACAATAAGGTTTTTTTATTCTACTTTATCTTTTTCTTCTTTTGAAATCTTTTTCTTTAGTTTTTTAAATATTGTAGAGATAAGCTTTTTTATCAAAGGAGCCAAAAGCGCAGAGCCACCAGCGACCACACCAATAAGAGAAGTTGAAATAAGACTTTGAGGTGTCCCAGTAAAAGTTTCTCTGAATGGTACTTCTTCCCAATTTTCGACACACTCGATAACTCCATCTATCTCTATTCTTTCGTAAAAGTCAAATCTAAACAGCCTTTTATCATTTCTGTAATCACCTTTCATAAATTGAGGGTTTAAAGGTGGGCAAGGTATATAAAGTTCATCTTCTTTTTTCTTCTTAGGTATCTTTGGTTGTATTGGTCTTTCAACAGTTTTCTGTTCTGCCCTATTAGTAAGAGTTGACTGAGTTCCGCTGAAATACATAGGAGTGTAGTTTAACGGCTCATAGCTTGGCATCTGTGTTCCGCACTCAATCACTGTGCCATTTTCATCAATATCTATTTCAGTAAATAAATTATTTCTATGAACTTTTATACAAGCTGGATAATCAACAATTAATTTTGGTACTTTTTTTATTCTTGGAATAAATGGCTCATAAACTTGTACTTTAGGAATATTTATTTCTTGAATTTTAATCTCAGGCATTTCATAGTTTTGGTAAGCCTTTAGGAATACCTACAGATGGACCTGTCATTTTTGGTAAACCTTGATCTAATACTTTAGGCATAAGACCAGAAACGTTACCCATGACCTCTTTCATTAAACGGCTCTTGAACTGTTCTGAGGTTACATATTTATAACCAAAGTACCCTCCACCAATAACAGAAGTTACCATTAAGAATGAGAGGATACTTAAAATTTGACAAACACGATTTAGCATATGATTAAAGAAGCATTTTTAAAGGCGTTAATGCCTGTCACTATTATAACGTTTATGGCAATTCTGGCCTTGGCACCTCTTTATCTGACAATGGGATTAATGACAAGACAGTTGACAACAGAAACTAAGTAATTAACTTGTTACGATAAAATCTAGTTTTACAGGCATTAGAACAATACTTTCTTCTTTGTTCTTTAGTAAAAAATTCTTTACTACAACAACGGCAATACTTTTTTATGCATTTATCGTCACAACTCCCTCTTGCTTTTTTGCTTCTTCTTCCTCTGCTCTATCAGCTAAAATCGCATTGATAGCAATAGCTCTGTCCTGTATATTCTTTTGAACTTTTACAGCTTCTTCAAAATTTGCCTGTAAAGTTTTAAGTTCTTCCTGAAGTTCTTCTGTTGTTTGACGAGCCATAAATTAATACTTTGTTTTACCTAGTGTAACAGCAGCATCTTGAGCCGTAAAGTCTTCAGAAGTCCAGATAGAAGTAGTATTATCCTCCTTCTTGTAGGCTTTGATAATTTCTAAATGCTCTACGTTTCTTTTGACAGTATCTTTCTGCTCATC